GTTGCCCGCCCCGAAACCCATTACCGGGTCCAGGTCTTTCCCTCACAGCGCCGCTTCTACCAGACCCCAGCGAAGTACTCAGGGTTTTCCGGGCCTGTCGGCTCAGGAAAAACCCATGCGCTGGTGTACAAGGCGCTGATGATGGCGGCGGCCAATCCCGGCTGCCTCGGCCTGCTGGGAGCCCCCACAATACCGATGCTCCGCACCGTCACGATGACGACGATGCTGGAGACGCTCGAAAAGCACCGCATGCCGTTCACCTTCCGCAGCCAGTCGGCTTCGCTGAAGCTGCTCCGATGCGGCAGCCGCATCGTTTTCCGCCCCCTCGAGTACTTCGATCGCCTGCGCGGCTATAACCTCGCCTGGTTCGGCATCGATGAGCTGACCTACTGCAAGGAGGGCGCGTGGCAGGTCCTCCAGCAGCGTATTCGCGACCCGCGGGCAAAGCGCCTCGCCGGCTTCGCCGTGTGGACACCCAAGGGTTTTGACTGGGTTTACGACCGCTTCATCAACCCCTCGACGAAGCTGCGAGGGCACGACGCGATCCTCGCGGGGCCGCGCGAGAACGTCGCGGTCCTCTCGCTGAACCCGCGCTACTACGACGAGCTGAAGGAGTCCTACGACGACAAGTTCTACCGGCAGGAAGCCCTCGGCGAATACCTCAACATCTTTGCCGGCCGCGTATATTACGCCTACGAGATGGAGGCCAACGATCGGCCCCTCGAGTACACCCCGCACAAGCGGCTGGACTGGGCGGCCGACTTCAACATCGACCCGATGAGCTCCGTCCTCTCGCAGGACATGGGCGGCCGCCTGCATGTGCTCGACGAGATCTCGCTGCGCGGCGCGAGCGTATGGGATCTCTGCGAAGCCGTGGTCTCCCGCGCCGAGCCGCTGCGCCAGAAATTCATCGACGCGTACGGTCCGAACCGCCCCTTCGAAATTGGCATCTACGGCGACGCCGCGGCGAACGCCGGCAACATCCAGACGAAGAAATCAGACTACGACGCGATCCGGGAGTACTTCCGCTCGCAGCCTAATTTCAAGCTGGTCTGGAATGAGAACCGCTCGAACCCGCCGGTAAAAGACCGCGTGGCCTCGGTAAACCGGATGCTCTGCGACGCGCAGAAAAACGTCCGCATGTTCATCGACCCGCGCTGCAAGGAGCTGCGCTCGGACCTCCTGAAAGTCTCGTGGAAAAAGGGCGCCGAGGGCATCGAGCTCGACAAGAAGACCGATGCCAAGCGCACGCACATGTCCGACGCGATCGGATACCTGATCTACAAAGACCACCGCATCGAAGGCTTCCAGCGCGTGATCACACCCCGCTGACAGCTGTTTAGCAGCGCGGCATTCCGAAATTCGTTTGTCAAGTAAACCGGTGGTTCGCCGACCTCCTCACCAAAGGCAGCCCCCTATGCCAAACGAAACATTCACGCCCTGCGAGGCGTGTACCCACCCGGAGCACTGCGCGCAGTGGCGATGCACTGAACTCGTCCGTCTCCGCTGCCTTGCGGGCAACGAAGAGCTCGCGGAATACCGCTCGCGAGCCCGCTCCAACTGGTCGCGCGAGAACCCCTACTCGACGGCCTCAACTGCCGACCCTGCCTGCGAGAAGTGCCACGGCGGCGGCGCCGTGCGCGCCACCGTTCCCTGCGAGTGCTCGTACGCCGGCGCTTTCGAACGTGTTTATAAGCGTGTCCGCTACAGCCAGTGGCACATGTACTGGTCGAAGCCGGTTCGAGTGAAGGCTCTCGACTTCGTAGCCGACTTCGAGATAGCAGGCAAGCGCGCGCTGCGATCCGACGAAGAGGCCCTCCGGGTTTTTCATTTTCATTTCCGCGAGGGCCTTCCCAAAGAGTCGCTGCTCAGGAAGCTGCGCATGGGCGCGGAGCGGTTCGATGCCGTGCGGCGCCGTGTGATGGAGCTCGTCGGCAAAGAGCTGACGACGATGCAGCCGTACCCGCTCTATCCGTTCCACAGCTACTCGCGCCCGCTCTTGAAGCGTTAGACCAATGTCCACAACACCCACACCCGCCCCCCAATCCCAGGAACAGCCAGCCGCTCAGACCGGCACACCACTGCTTACCAAGCAGGCGATCGCGCAGCGGCATCCGCTGTGGGCGCAGTGGAAGAACATCTGGCGGTACTACCGCGATATGTACGAGGGCGGCGTGCAGTGGCCCGGAAAAATCAACCCGCTCCAGGCGCAGGCGCTCAGCCAGCCGTCGATCGCGGGCGAGATGTCGGGCGGCGGCGACTTTGTGCCCGAGAAAGCGCCGATGGGCGGCGCGTTCGGCATGGTCCGCTACCTCTGGCAGTACCCGCTCGAGAAGGACGAGAAATACCGACACCGCCTCGCGCGCGCGTTCTACGTGAATATCGTCGCGCCCGTGGTCGATTTTTACGCGGCGGTGATCTCGAAGACCGACAACGTCAGCTGGACCGGCGAGGCCCCGGAATTCGAGACGTTCTGGAACAATTGCGATCTGCAGGGCCAGAGCTACCTGCAGTTCATGACCGCGGCGCGCTCGCACGCGGCCGCCATCGGGCACACGTTCATCCTGTGCGACAACACCAAAGCGCAGGGCGATATCGTCACGCAGCGCGACGTCATCGAGCAGGGCATTCGCCCCTATCTGGTCGAAATCTGGCCGGAGAACATGCTGAACTGGCGGCTCGATCGGAACGGCGAACCGCTCGAAATTCTGTATTGCTCGGATGACGAGGTGCCGGGCTCGATCGCGGATGTGGCACCGCAGGCCATCGGCCGCCGCTATTACTACTGGACGCGGGAATTCTGGCAGGTATACACCGAGCAGCCCAGCGCGAAGCCGGATGAAACCGTGCTGGTGCTCGAAGACGAGGGCACGCACACTCTCGGCCGGATCCCGATCACGGTTCTCTATCACAAGCGCGTGCAGCCGTTCCTCGGCGTTTCGCTGCTGAAGGACTCCGCCAAAATCGGGCACATCCTGAGCAACTGGGCCAGCGCGCTCGATGAGAGCTTCGAAGCCCATATGTTCGCGATGCCCGTGCTCACGAGCAGGAAGAGCCCGACCGACGCCGGCGTCGGCAGCAGCACCGTGCTGCACCTGAATCCGGACGAAAAAGAAAAGTTCGAGTACGTCGCTCCGGATACGGGTCCGTTCGCCGCGAGCTGGGACGCGTTCTACCGGATGGTGGAGCTGGCCAACAAGCACATGGGCATAGCGCCCACCGCGGTCGGCAGCGGCAAGGTCGACGCGAAGTCGGGTGTGTCAAAGGCCTGGGATTTCTTCGAATCCGAAAAGATTCTGTCGCGCATGGCTGGCAACGAACAGGACGTGTCCGACGTGCTGTTTAAGCTGGCTGCGGAGTGGGCTGGCGGCGACTACGATGGCGGCCCGTCGTACAAAACGCAGTTCGATCTGTCGACCGCCGAAGACGATATCAACGATTTGATCTCGCTGCAGTCCGCCGGCGTGCCCCCGACCGCGCGCAAGGAAATGATGCGGCAGGTAGTTTTCAAAAAGTTGCCGAACCTGCCTGACGACAAGCGCGACGCCATCAACAAAGAAGTCGACGAGATGCAGGACCTGCCGGACCCGGCGGATCTGGTCGCGCCTGGTGGCGGCGCTGCAGGGCTTCCCGTGCCCGCTGCGCGGCCGGTCGACCGAGCCGTACCCGGCCGCCCGCTGGTGGCCCCTGGAGCCGCGAAGGAGCCCGGCGCGTGAGCGAGAAGGTCAAAGACTTCGCTCAGGCCGTCCGCGTCGTGATCGTCGAGTCGGCGAAAACCCTCGTATTGCTGTGGGCAGCGATGGTTCTGTTTGAGTCCGCGAAGACGCCGGCGGAATTCTTCTCGGTGACGATCCTGTTTGGCGTGCTCGCTGATTACTGGATGGACCAGCTGCTGTGACCGGGAGCTGCTCGAATGCTCTGCCCTGACGCACTCGATGAGCTGTGCTCGCTTTACGCGGGGCTGCTCGGCCTCACTGAATGGAAACTCTGCGCGCGTTATGCCGGACCTGGCGAAATCAGACCCGGCAGCGTGGGGCAGCTCGACTGGGCGAAGAATACACGCGGCGGCGGTACCGCCACCGTTCTGCTCCTGCCCTCGTCGACGCATGATCACGTCGTCACGCTTGTGCACGAGCTCGCGCACATTCCGCTGCTCGATTGCCCGCCCCGCGGCAAGCGTCAGGCCGCGGCGCAGGAAGCCGCCATCGACAAATACGCGATAGCCATCGTGGCGGCCGCCGGTCGACGGTAAAGGAGTACTCCGCGAAAAATGGCCGCAAAACCGGATCCGCTGCAGCTCCGCAAAATCTCAGATGATCGTCTCGCGTTCGTTGCCGGCGAGTCCGACCGCTTCATCGTGGCGCTCAACACCGTTGCCGACGAACTGCGCGGCGCCGCGATCGATGCGCTCTCCGATGTGACCACCGAGACCGCGGCGAAGGCAAAGACGCTGGTCGACCTGCAGCGCGAGTTGCAGGCGCAGTTGAACCGCTCCAGCTTCGCCGAGAAGGTCCGGAGCTTTGTTGGCAAATATGACAACAGCCAGATATTCGCCATCCGCACGCTCGAGGCGCTGGGCCTCAAGCCGTCCACCCTTTCGCCCATCGACAGCAACGCTCTCGAGGCGCTGAAACGTCACGATTACAAATTCCTGACCGGGATGGGACCGACCACCGTGCAGGCGGTGGCCACCGGCGTCGTGCGCAACACGCTGATGGGAACCTCGCGGGCGAAGGTCATCGACGCGATCGGCGCCACGCTCAATACCAGGCTGCGCAACCAGGCGGCCGCGTACGCAGACACAGGCCTCGTGAGCTACGACCGCAGGACCTCGTCGACGATCTGGCTTCGCGCCGGCGTTCTGAATTATCTGTACCGCGGCCCAAAGGACCTGAAAAACCGTCCCTTCTGCGAGCACCATGTCGGGAAGGTTTACACACTGGACCAGATCAGCGGGCTCGATAAGGAGCTCGAGCAGTACTCGAAGACTCCGCTGTTGCCGTGTCTGATTTACGGTGGCGGGTGGAATTGCCGGCACGTGTGGACGCCGGCGATCTAGCTCACCACTCGCATTACCCGAGGCGCTTTCCAAGTTCATGCCGAGGCGGGTACAATCGACCGGAAGCCGAGGCGCCTTTCATTTACCCGAGGCGGCACGGCGGGCCAATCCGAAGCGCTGGCAACATACGCCTTAGCCGAAGCGCTCCAAGACTTCCGCAGTTCAGTCCGAAGCGGCACAGGGACACCACTATAGACCCGAAGCCTCTTCCCGGACGCGCTTCCCCGAAACGCCAGAGGCGGATACTGCCGGAGCGCCGTGACATCGACCGAGGCCCCAACGCTAGACCTGCCGGAGCGTTGTATGGAGGGCCGGACCCGAAGCGCTCGCCGCAAGAGCGCGGACTTGCTTCTCCCGAGCGCTCCCAAACTGGGCAACGCTGCCTACCGAAGCGCCATCTCGCGCTCGTAGTGCCCGGAGCGCGATAGACCCCTTCCGGAGCGCCGTACAGCCGTGACGCTTTGCCCGAGCGCGCCAGAGGCACGGATGCAATTGCCGAGCGTCTCAGCTTAGCCCGAGCGCAACTGCCGGCCACTATTACTACGCCCGAGGCAGATAGATTCCCGGAGCGGCATCGGTGATCGATCCTCCACCCGGAGCGGCATCGCATGTCAATGAGCGCCTTCAGGCGCCAGCCTTTGAATACCGGCCAGCCATCAGGTCCCCGGAGCGGCATCGCATGTCAATGTTGGAGGATCCGGAGCGGCATCGCATGTCATCGGGTTGGTAGACCCCCCGGAGCGGCGTGTCGTCACCGGTTCTATACTCCCGGAGCGGCATCGCATGTCAATGAGCGCCTTCAGCCAGCGGACTCTGTACCAATACGTCGCTTCGGCTCTCCCGGAAGCGGCATCGCATGTCAATGAGCGCCTTCAGGGCTGCTGCCTTGCGGCAGATATCCCGAACCCTTAGCAGCTTCGGTGCGAGCGGCGGATCGGCAAGCGTTCCCGCGCCTTGTGCACCCTGCGCCTGTCGGTGGCGCTAAATGCCTAATTTACCTCGCTCCCGAGCGGCGCGTTGGAATTTTCTTTCACCTCACCGCTCGCAGCTGCAACGTGGTGAAACTCGATGCCCGCCTCGTCGCACTTCGTCGCGATTTTCTCCCGCAGCGAAAACCACGGAAAACCCGGACAGAAGCTCTGCAGCGAGTCGTCGTACTGGACCCGCGCGAATTTTCTCCGGCGCGCGTAGCCCGCTATCATCGCCGAGATCTGGTGCGTGGCGGACTTCATGCGGTCCGAATATTTCGTGGCCGCGGCCTGCCGGCGTTTCGAGAACGGCGGTACCGGGCGGTGCTCGGCCTTCGAATCATCCGAGAGCCGGTCCAGCATTTTTCTGTGCTCGGCGCTCCAGCGTTTTACCTGATCGCCGTGGTACACCCACAGGCGGTCATCCTTCGCGTTGAGCGCCACGATAAGGGCGTCGGCGTCGGTGCGCACGAATAGCGTTCCCTCGGCGTCAGCGGCCTTCCCTGCCCCGCGTGGCAGCCACGCAACCATCTTGCACATCACGCTTGTGCCCTGCCGGTAAATATCCAGCTGCCCCTGCTGGGCTTCGCCCGAAACGATCTGGTGGACGGCAGCCATCTGCCGGCGGAACTGGTGGCCACCGCGCAGGCGAAAGCGGATCCGCTCCTCACCAATGCGCGCGCTCACAATCGCGGCCTTGTCCTCGAGCTCGACGCTCCACGCCTGGTTTGGAACCGGAAAGGGCGTCGGGTACCGATACGTCGGCAGGCTGGCCTTGTGCGTCCACACGACCTCGTAGCGCCGCGCGCGGTACTTTTTCTGCACCGCCTGCTCGAGGCCGGCGCACGAAGTCGAGGGTAGCAGGGGAAACATGCGCCGCGTCTCGGGATACAGATATACGCGCGGCATCGGTTTCAGCTTGCCGGAGTCGCGCGATTTATCGTCGCGCACGAACAGCTCCGTCACCATCCAGTTACAGGCCTCGGTGACAAGCGCCCACTGCGCGCGCAGGGCTTTGCCAAATTCATCCCACGACAGGTCGAGCGGCGACGCCACCGGAATTGTGACGGCGCGCAGCACGAACATCTGCCTCCAGCAGTCGCTGCAGTACGTTTTCTCGCCGAGCCGCTTCCAGCCCGCCGGCGCGCGATCGGTTTTCATTTCGCGAGCGGAGGTGCACGTGGCGCAGGTGAACTTCATAATTCACCCACCGTACCTTAAATGCCGACGAGGTCGCAGATGTTGCGCGTTTGATTTCCGGACCTCTGACGCGGGCCCGGTTGCGCCGTACTTCGCAGCCTCAGCTGCATAGCCCCGGCGGGCTCTGTTGGTTGTTCCTGGGTCTGAGGCCGCTGCGAGAAAAGCGGGCCGGTAAAACGGTCACGTCCTGAGGCAGAGATTCCGGATCCAGCGGGCATTTCAACGGGCAGGCGATGGCCAGCATCCGGATCTTCGTTTTCCCCTCGTCCGCAAATTCGCCATCGGCGTACCAGCCGTCGCCATCGCAAATTGGGCACACCGCTGCCGGCATCAATAGCGGCCGTTGTGAGTGATCGCGGAGTTGCAGTCCAGATGCGCCTCACGGATTTTACGAATTGCAGCGGACCGATCCGGCCCTGGGGGCACGTTGCGAATGATCGTCAGCACAGAGCGGCTGAGCGTCTCCCGGACTACCCTCACCCGGCTGAGCATTTCTTCGTCCCATTCGTTGTCCTCGAAGGCGTCATTGACGGCCGCCTCGACCTCCGGCGTCACATCGGACGCGCGCGTGAAATCCATGCCCGAAGGGTAGCTCAGTATCACCGGCCTCCGCACTGGTGCAGGGCCATCAGGACAAGCGTGACGAACAGGACCAGGGGCGTCGGGCGCAGCGAGATCATCATAGGCGCCAGTGTCGCAACATCCAGCCGATGGCCGCGCGGTAAGCGCCCGCGTGCGTCCCCAGCCCCTCGCGCTGGAACTTTCGAACCGCCTGCCGGGCGAATTTCAGCGCCGCCTGCTGCGATCCCTCTGCCAGCCAGAGAGCCGCGGCCAGCAGACTGCCGACATCCTCTCGAGAGGCACTCTTGAGCGCCCGCGCTTCAGCAGCCAGTTCCCGGCGTGTGCGCGATCGCAATTCCGCCTGGGTCTCAGGCCTCACAGTCCGGGAACGTCCAGCGGGCCGTCGAGTTGGCAGCGCATCAGCCACGATCTGAGTATCGCCCGGAGACAGGATTGCGACACGTCGAAATGGTGTCGGGGTGGGTATATCAATTTTGTTATAACCGCCCGCCGTGGGCTCGGCGCCAAAACCCGCCGACCAGCATGGCGATGAAGAACCTCGCGGCATGGACTTCCACCGCAACTGTTTACCCGCCATTCGTTTCGATCAACAAGACCCCGACGGGCAAAGTGAGTCTGACGGTGCGCGCGGCCGCGTCTCCGGACGGCGCGTGCGGTCGTGATGCCACGGCGGAAATGAGCGAGGACGATTTCCGGCTGCTGCTGGCGGACGCCGCGGCGCGGCTGTAAAGGGGCCGTGCCCTTCACTTTCCAGACCGACCTTTTCGAGATCCCGAAGCTCACGCCCGAGCAGCTCCGGCGCGTGGGCGGCGTCATGGTTGAGGCGCTGCATCGCCGCGTGTCATCGTTCCGCAACGCGCTCGATCAGCCCGCGAAGCCGTACTCCACCCGGGGGCCGATTTACGTTCCTGTCTCGGGTGTGGGCTCGGTCTTCCGCGCGCCGCGGCGGTACTCCGGCACAACCGCGGGCCTGAAGAAGAAACTGGAGGCCGCCGGCGCGGACCTCTCGCCGTTTCTCTTGCCGCGCAACAAGACCACGTTCGGCGGCCGGGAAGTCCTGACGAAGAAGGACCTCGCGAAGATGCGCTCGATCGGGATCCTCGCCGGCGGCAAGGGAAAAAGGGGAACGCCGCTCGGGCAGGTCACTCCCTCCGGAAAGAGCGTGAAGTTCGCGAACTATGCGGCGTATAAAAAGGCCCTCGGCAAGTCGGGCAACCGCGACCTCGAGCTGTCCGGACGGATGCTCGGCGCGCTCTCGATAGTGGACCTGACGCCCACCAGTGTCACCGTGGGTTTCACGCGCGCGGAGGAGGAGCTGAAGGCGCAGGGCAATCAGGCGCGCGACCCGTGGTTCGGCCTGAGCCCCGCCGATCGCTCGTACATCCTGAGCGTGATCAACGGCATGCTAAAAAGCTGAACGTATGGAGCAGCAGCACTATCCGGAATCGCTCCTCGAGCGGGCGTCACAAATGAATTGGGTCGTAAGGCGGGCTTTTCTGGAGAGCCGCGGGTGGACGTTCTTTCGCCCGGTCGACAGCGTGTTCACGCACTGCCGGTCACCGCACGACGGAAGCACCAGCAACGACACGATTACCTGCGTCGCGGAAGAGCTGCTGCGGGATCCGCACATGTGAAAAGCCGGGCGGCCCATCCGGCAAAGAGCGTACACACATCATCACCGCCCGGCTTCCGCGCGGCCCAATCAAGAACGCCAAAAACCGGTCCGCGCCATTAGAGTCAGGATAGCGACACGTCGATAAACTGTCCGAGCACTGGCAGAACGGCGACCACGGCGGAGCCGCGAATGAAGATCATGCTCGGGAACATCAGATAAAAGCCCGCGAGCGCGAGGCGCATCCCGAACAGCAGCCCGCGTTCGTGCGCAGGGCTCACGTTCGCAGGCCCTGCAGCTCGCGCTCGACGTTCTCCCGGGCCTCCTTGATCAGCTTCCCGAAGTAGTCGCGGTTCGCGTTGCTGACAACAAGATTGAGGACCTCGTACGCGCCCATGAAGAACGCCCGCCGGGTTTCCTCGCGCTGCTCCCTGGGGGCGCGCATCGGTATGTACCGCCTGGAGTAGCGGGTATAGGCGTCGTCGATCGCGCGGCCGTTGCGGAAGACAGCCGGCGCGTCGGGGTTAGGCAATAACGGCTCGTCGGCCATCGTCCCACCTTTTTAGCGCAGTCTCGACCCGGATCGCTGGCCCTTCCTCGCTGCCGTACTCCCCGGTCGTCGCGGCCGCCCATACGCGAATCACGCACCAGTACACCAGCCCGCGGGGCATCCGCCAGGCAAGCCACATGAGCAGGTTTTCTCTCATCGAGTAAAGGATTGCACGATGGTCGCCGACCCTCGTGGTGCGTAGGGGCTCCGTCTGTCTTCGGGCAGCGGAGCCCCGGCAACACCCCAATGCCAGAACCTACACCCGGACAACCGGGCACGGGGGCACCAGGAGCCCCGACACCAACTCCAGGAACGGGCGGGAGCCCTGAGACCCCGGAGTATCTGACCAAAGAGGAATTCGGCCGTACCGCCGCGATGATTCGCGGACTCAGTACGACGCTCGAAGCCCTCCGTAGCGGAATGCTCACAATGGACTCGCTGGCCAATGTTGGCCTGCTTGATGTAGAGGAAGCGGACGGCAAAAAGCAGTACAAGCCCAAGGCAGCCGCCGCACCCGGAACGCCTGCGCCGAAACCCGGACCGCAGCGCGCCGAGGAAGACCCTCTATTCCAGCGTGTGAAGACGCTCGAATCGCAACTGGAAAAAGCCCGTCGGGAAAAGGAAGACTCCGACAAAGCCGTCGCCGCTCAGGCGCGCGATACGGCCATCATCGAGTCACTCCGGAATGCCGGCGCGGTCAATCCGCAGCGCGACTTTATGCACCTTCGAGAGAAGGTTCAGAAGGGCGACAGCGGGTACTTTGCGACAGGCAAGGACGAAGCCGGTTATGACGTCGAGGTGAAACTCGACGATCTGGCCAAAGAATTTCTGAAGACCAATCCCGAGTTGCGTAAAGCAACCACCGGGGGCGGCGCCGGTTCACCCAACGGTGGACAGGGCGGCGGGCAGCAGCAGGTGCGGCCTGGTCAGACCGTCATACCGAAATCCCAGTGGACCAACATGGATTTCTTCATGGCGAACAAGCGGAAATTCGACACCGGCGAGTACGTGCGCGGTCAGCAGTAGCCAAAAGCTCCTCCGTGGGTTTCCTTCCAAATTTTTTTAAAAGGAAACCACAGTGGCTGGATCATACGCAGGCACACAGTCTTACGACTTAATTAACGTATACGACCCGACATTCTGGGCTCAGGAATCGCTCGCGCAGCTGTTCCCGATGCTCAAGATGACGGGCATGATGTATCGCGACTTCGAGGCTCAGATCTCGCAGCAGGGCGATACGGTCAACACCCGCATGCCGGGCCGCTTCACGGCGACCGACGTGAACCCCGACAGCTTCTCCAGCGTGAAGCCGAACGCCGACAACGTCGCGATTCAGCTCACGAACTGGAAGCAGGTCGTGTTCGAAATCGGCGATCGTGAGCAGTCGCTCTCGCTCAAGGGCCTGCAGGAAGAGTTCGCGTATCCGGCCGCTCAGGCTCTCGGCTCCGCGATCGAAGACGCCTGCATCAATCTGTACACCGACGTGTACCAGACCACGGGCGTCGCCGGCACCACACCCGCCACTGTCGCTGCCCTCGGCACCGACATCAAGCAGGCAATGGATCAGGCTTTGATTCCCGAAGTCGGCCGGAGCGTTCTGCTCGGACCGGCCGCGGTGAACAAGTTCAACCAGGTCTTCTATCAGGACTACGTTTCCGGTAGCCCCGAGCAGCAGACCACCGGCATGCTGCGCCCGAAATTCGGGATGCTGTACACCGACAGCAACAAGCTGCCCAACCACACGAACGGCACGGCCTGGAACGGCTCCGTCCTCGTGAATGGCTCGCAGGCAGCGCCCACGCAGCGCCTCGGCCAGCTGCCCGGTTCCGGCACCATCAACCTGAAGGCTCTGACCTCGGGCGGGACCATCAACCAGGGTGACGTGTTCGCCGTCGGCGGCCAGAATTACACCGTCACGACCGCCCAGACGATCACCGGCACCACGGCCACCGTCGCGATCAGCCCGGTTCTCCAGGCGAACGTGTCGGACGGAGATGCCGTGACGGTCACCGCCAACCACGCCGTCAACCTGGCCTTCGCGCAGCAGGCTTTCGCGCTGGCCACCCGCCCGCTCGCCGTGCCGAACGCGCCGGGAGCAAACGTCGCTGTCGTGAATTTCAACGGCATCGGCCTTCGCTCCACCGTGTGGTACGCGCCGAAGGACGTCCGGACGTATGTCCGCCTCGACCTTCTGTTCGGCGTGAAGACGCTCGACGCCCGCAAGGCGATACGCGTCCTGGGGTAATTCGCCCAGGCTCGAGCCCCCGCCCTGAACCCGCATGTGGTTACGGGGGCTCGGTCTGGCCCAATTCGCCCAGGCAATTCTGGCGGGCGCACTTCGCGGGCTGACCCACCTCCTCCAGCTACCGAAGCGACCCCCCTGCCTCCTGCCTGTGGCGTGGGCCCCCGTGGCCCAACCCGGTTTATTCGCGTGGCTTTTCCGGGCCAACAAAACAAAACCGCGCCGCGAATTTATATGACCCCTACGCAAGAGATGGTCTGGATGCACCCGCCGGCGGACCTCACGCCACAGCAGGTGCCCGCGATCGAGGCGCTGATGCGCCAGTCAACCGGCTGGCTGCACGCAGACCCTCCCGCGCCTCGGAGCGACACCAAAGCGACCGTCGCGGTGAGTGTCTCGATACTGCCCGGAAAGACAGTATCCGAGCCCGCCACGGAGCCGCCGAAATCCCCGCTCTGGATGCATGACGTTCAAGTCGATTGCCCGCAATCGATATCGCCGGCACCGGCGGAAAGGAGCAGCGAACGTGAACCTCACAGTAACCGCGTGGGACACCGCCAGGGCGTGGGGCAAAAGCCCCGTGTTGGCGTCGCCAGCCGCCGCGGGTGACACCGAGATATCGGTAAGCGGCCTCGGCACGGGCACGCTGCCCGCGTACGTCAGCTTCTTCATCGCGGGCGTGCGCTACCAGCTCACCCAGCCCGCCACGATCAGCGGCGGCGCCGCGCTGCTCACGATCGATCCGCCGATGGACGCTGCCGCGCTCGCCGCGGTGGCCATCACCGATACCAACACGCTCGCGACCGACGCCGACCTTACCCAGCAGGACTCGGCCGCCATCGGGCTCGCAAAAAAGATTGTCGATTCGACGTCGCAGAAAAGCGCGTACGACGGCAAGCGCGCGCTGGCCAAGCGGGATATCGCGGCGTGGCTCTGGCGCCGCGGCTTTCAGACCGACGGAATTGTCGATCCGTGGCAGTTCAACCGGGCCGCCACGCTGCTCGAGCTCGCCTACATTTACCAGGACCTGAGCCGCCGCAATGAGGGCATCGCGAACGAAAAAGCCGCGATGTACCGCACGATGCACGAGGCCGAAATCGAGGGCCTCCGCTTCGATTACCAGACACCCGTTACGCCGGCGACGAACGCCCGTGTGCAATCCACCGCAGTTTTCTGGAGGTCATAAATGCCGCCTATCGTTTACGCAGTCGCAGCCATTTTCAGCGCCGGGTATCTCTCGGGCGCGCACTCGATTCATGCCGGGCACGCCATCGTGGCGGCCGCAAAATCGACAGCCCGCGGTACCGGGCACGCCATCTCGCGGCCGTTCCGCAGAAAGAAGCCCGCGGCTCCGGCCGCTACCAGCGCGAAGTGACGCCGATCAGCGAAGTACAGTCCGCCGTCGTGGCGTCGCTGAGAGGGCTTCCTCAGCTCGTAACTGAGCTGGGCGGGGATGATTCCGTAATCGGCGGCTACGACCCCGAGGCGGGCGAATTCCGCACCGCCAAAGAGGCCGTCGCGGCGATGAGCGAGGGCGGGCTGCTCGTGATATTCGAGGGCCTCGAAGAGACGATGCGCGGCGAGATCCCGCGCTTCGCTTATCACTTCACGATCGCGATGTTCTGCCCCGGCGATTTTGACGGCGCCGGACCCGGCACGCACCCCGGTTATTTCGGGCTGCTCAAGAACATCATCGACGGCGACAACGGCAGCGGCCTGCGGTGGTTCGACTCGCCCATCCACGAGGCGTTCGACCCGCCCAGTGAACCGCGCTTTACGCGCGCTGGGGTCGACGGCGCCGAAGTCTGGCAGCTCCAGTTTTCATTACTCGAAATCGGCGGCTGAGGCCGCGTTCAAAAGGGACACAACATGGCAGGCAACATCAGAGAGACTTTAATCGCGTTCGGCAAGGTCAAGCAAACCGATCTGGCGACGGCCAACGTGGTCGCCGACATGATCCGCGTGAACAAGCTGAACGCGACCGTGACCGACCTCGGCCCGGTCACCGAAGACGACGCGCAGGAAATCGGCAAGGGCAGCGAGTTCGCGCAGAACCACTACCTCACCAGCTGGAACGTGTCGAGCAGCTGGGACAAGTACCTCAGCTCCGAGATGGCCGCCTGGCTGTTCGCGTTCGGCTTCGGTAAGAGCGTGGCTTCGGTACCGACTGGCGGGACCTTGAGCCACCTGCACACCGCGACCGTGCAGGATCCTTCGACCGACGGAATCGATATGGTTCCCTTCTCCCTCGTGGAGCAGGTCCGCCCGGGCGGCAGCGCGATCTTCGACCGGATGTATCCCGGTTGCGTGCTCGAAGACTTCACGATCGACGTGCAGAGCGGCCCCGGCCGCGCGGCCTCGAAGTTCTCGGCCAACATCGTCGGTACCGGCGCGCTGACCGTGCCCTCTGGCATCACCATGCCGAGCCCGACGACCGAGCACCTGCTCCCGTCCGGATCCCTGGGGCTGACCATCAACGGCGTCGATTACGTGTCGGCTAAGTCGATCATCGAGGCCCATTTCAGCTTCAAGAACAACTGCCGCCTCGACACCGGCTACTATCCCGGATCCGGATTCCAGGTCGCCGGCGACCCGACCTCCGGCCAGATCCGCGGCCGCATGGAGTTCGGCGACCGCGTGGTCAACGTGAACTTCGTGGCGCGGTTCAATCACGGGTCCACCGAAATGACGACCCTGCAGAACCAGAGCGAGGGATCGCTCAGCTGGACCATGCAGGGCGCGCTGATCGAAGGCACCATCTACCACGCGCTCGACATCGAGATCGGCCGGATTTACTTCTCGCGCGTCCGCAACGCCAACAACGCGGGAATCATCACCGCGGAAGTCGAGGCGCAGGTCCTGCTGCCCTCGAGCGGCGCGCTCTCGAGCATGATTAGCGCGGCGACCACCAACGCCATCAACAAGTTCGGCGCCGAGTAACTCCGCGCCGCCGGCGGCCACATGCTACCTGCCTGCTAACTCGCATGAGCAGGTAGCATGAGCCCCCCTGGGGAAACTTCCCGCCGTCGCCGACCAGCCATGTGGAACCCCCCTTATGGCAGACAAGCAAAAACCCGTTTTCTCCATTGACGCCGAGTTCGAGCTGAAGACCCGCTCCGGCCAAACCGTACTCGTACCCCGCTTCCCGACAGACGACGAATGGAGCGAGCGAAACCGCTCGATCAAGACCATGATCGTCAAGTACGGGAAGGGCTCCCGCACCGTCACCACGGGCGTGGAAGAGGCCGAGGAAGCGCTGCTGGCCAGGCTGCTCGGCAATGACAGCTACGCCGACCACGCTGGCTCGCTGATGCAGAAGCTGATGCGCACCGATGCCGACGATGCGACCGCCGCGGCTGGCAATACCTACGAGATCAAGCTCACCGTCGTGGGCGGCATCGAAACCGTGCACACGCTGCGCGTGCCCTCCGAGCGCGAGATGCGGAGCTACCGCAAGGGCGCCTTCGCCTTCATCGACCTGCGCCACGGAAAACAGGAGCTTAAGAGCAGCCTGAGCGCGATCGGCGAGTTCTACGACCTTCTCGTGACGAAAGTGGAGGGCTATCTGGGCGACGTGCCGCTGGCGCACAAGTCCGCCGTCGTCATCGAACTGACAGCCACGGTTGACGCGCTCGACGCCGAGGAAGATCCCGAAAATTTTTAGAGTGGCCTGAATCCCCAGGCCCCCGTTTCACCTTCTACCGGCTGCTGCGCAAGGACAAGCTTTGCGAAGGCCCAGCGAACTGCCCCAACGCCGAGGATGACGAGACCCGCTGCGAAGCCTGCGGGCTCGATCTTCTCGAATCGGCTTTACACCAGTCCCGCGCGGGCGAGCTGCTGCGCGCCGCGCTCGACCTCGACTTCAGCCGGCAGGCCGGAATCACCATCGGCGCCGACGAAGTCTCCTGCGAGGAATTCCGCGTTCTGAAGATGATCTCGGCCGAACGCGAGCGCTTCGCCCGGCAGCAGCGCGAGGAACGGGCGCGCGCGGAGGCGAGAAAGCGCCGGCTACAGGGCGGGTAACCAATGGCAGACAACGGCAAAATGCGAATCGTCGCGGAGTTCGACTCCTCAAAAGCGGAGGCGAGCGCAAAGCGGACGAATCAGGAACTCGGCAAAATCGGAGCCACGGCGAAAGCGGCCGGGGATCAGACACAGGCCGGCCTCGACAAAATCTCCGAAGCAGCGCTGCGATCGCAGAAGGTAGTCGCTGCCCTCGGCGAGGACCTCGTGGGCGCTGCCACCGCGGCGCGCGTATCCGCCGGCGGCCTCAATCAAATTGCGCAGGAGGCCCAGCGCGGCGCAGACCAGATCGACAGGCTCCGGACCTCGGCCGCGCAGTACGCGCGCGAGCAGCAGCAGAATAAGCACTCAGGCGACGGCCCGAAACGTCCGGACGCCGACAAACTCGCCGAACAATACCGGCAGGCCCAGCTGCAGGCCGAGGAGCAGGCGCGGCGCAAAGTCGATTCCCTCATCGCCGGCAGCCAGGCGAAAGAAATGTCCGGGCTGCAGCGCATCGAGGCGCAGCGCAAAAAGGCGCTCGCCGACCTCGGCCTCACCGAGGACCTGCAGAAGAAAATCAACGGTCACTTCGACCAGATGCGGGACAAGGCCGGCAACCAGGAGCTGGCGTCGAAAATCAAGCAGTTCATTCAGAATCCGCTTCAGACCGTCGGTGACCTCGCGGAACAGTCTGTCCTCAAACTCGGAGGCCTCGGCGTCGCGGCAGTCGGCGGAGTCCTCGCGCTGGGGGCCGCGTTCAAATTCCTCAAGAGTGAGGCTGACGGCTTCGCGCAGGAGGCGCTTCAGATAGAGCAGCTTTCCGCGCGCACCGGGCTCACAACAGAGCAGACCCAGTTATTCGGCAAGGCCGCGGAGTACGCCGGCGTCAACGCCAACGTGCTCGGCATGGCGGTAAAGCAGCTGAACGAATCGATGGCGGAGGGCAACGGCGAAAGCGCCAAAGCGAGCGCAGCCCTGTCAGTGCTCGGCGTTCAGATTACCCACACGGCGGACGGCGCGGTTGACGCCGGCGCTGCCGTCGACCAGGCGTTCCGCGCTCTCCAGAAAATCCCGGATTATTACCAGCGCGCCACACTCGCGCAGGAGATCTTCGGCCGCGGCGCGAAAGAGTTCCTGCCGCTTATCGACAGTTACGACAAGCTCAGCCAGCGCGCGAAGGAGCACGCCCGCATCCTGTCGGGTGAGGAGCTGCAGGCGATCGATGCGTACCGCAAGAAGGTCCTCGACCTCGAAAACGAATTTGAACGGCTCACCAGCAAGCTGAAGGAAAAGGCCGTATGGGCGCTCGACCTCGTGGTGAGCGGCCCCCTCTGGCTGAAGAACATGCTCGATGCCCACACGGGCGGCCAGAGCGGGAACATCCTCCAGGCAGTTCTGAGCGGCGCGACAGGCGGCCTGCTCGGGCGTCCCAGCGCGCCCACCGACATCGTCGGCAACAGCCTGCAGGACCGGCTGCACCAGGAGGCTGGGCGGCTGGGGGCCAACGGCTTCGGCACCATCACCGCCGACCGCAACGCCGCGCTCGAAGACCAGCTCCCGCAGCTCCGGCTTGATCGGCTGAAGAAGGATTTACAGGTTGCCGAGGACACCGCGAAGCTGAAGATCGGCGACGCCACCGCGCCCGCGTCCGCTGTGAGGGCGGCCAACCAGGCGGTGGAACGGCTCAAGGATCAGATCGCCAGCGCGGAGCAGGCTATAGCGGCCCCCAAAGAGGCCGCCGCTGCCCTCAGGACGGCCCGTAACGCGGCGGATGAGGCCGAGGGGCGGGACGCTACCGGGATCCGCGCGCTGGAGCTGCAGAACGCGCGGGAAATCCAGAACTCGGAAACCCATATCAACTCCCGCGGCAACGTCTCCCGGGTAACAAATAAGCAGGCGGAAGCCGAGTACCGGCGGCAGCTGGCGGCGGAAATTCAGACCGAGCAGCGCAAAGAGCACGAGCAGACACTCGCGCTCGAGGTGAAGGCAAACGAGGAATCGCTCACGCTGCGCGTCAACGGGCTGAAGCGCGCCGAGCAGGCGGAAAACGATTCGCTGAAATTGCGCGAGGCGCTTGGCCTCGAAAACGTCCGCGACCTCGAAGACCAGAAACTCAAAATCTACAGGGACACCCTCGACAAGGAGACGGCGCTCGAAAAGGAAAAGAACGATATCAGCCGCACCCAGCTTCTGACCGAAGCCGCGCGTAAGGTCGGCCCTAACGGCCTCTCCTCAGATCCGAAGGAGCGGGCGCGCCAGCTTGAGGAATTCCGCCAGCAGGCGCAGGCCATCAATGCCAGTTATGACGAGAAGGACCGGAATCTCGATCAGCAGACCGCCGCGGCCAAGAAATCCGCCGGCGACCAGCTCGCCGCGCAGCGCGCCGCCACAGACCGCCAGTTCCAGGACCAGACAAAGGACTACCAGTTTCAGACCGCGCAGCAGGTGAGCGAATTTCAGGCCGAGCAGCTGCGCGCCTCGCGCGACAAGCAGCTGGGCCAGCTGGAAGAGGTAAAGGCGCAGACCGTCCAGCAGAAAATCGCGGTCGAGCAGCAGAAGCTCGCGATCGAAGTTGATTACCTGCAGCGCGCGGCGGAGGCGTCGAAGACCATCCGGGACGCCGAGTACAAGCACGAAATCGAAGCCATCGAGGATCAGGTACAGAAGGGGCAGGCCTCACGCGCAGACGCTGACGTCCGCGAGGCGGCACTCCGCGCCCGGCAGAAGGATCAGGACACGCAGCAGGCGCAGCAGACCGCCGACGCCGTCGCCGAGATCCAGCTCAAGAGCGGCCGCGCCACCACGTCGATCATCGTCGATCAGCAGCGCTCTATTTACGAGGGCGTCAAAAAAGACCTCGACCAGCTTTTCGACGACACGCTCAGCAAGGGCAAGAGCGTGTGGCAGGCCCTCGGGGATTCGATCCGCAATTCCCTGCTCGGCGCTTTCCGCGACGTCGTGACCTCGCAGCTCGCGGCAGCGATCACCGGCAGCATTACCGGACGTTCGGTGCAGGTGCAGCCCGGGGGCAGCCGCGGCGGAATTTTCGGGACCCTCTTCGGCGGCAGCCAGCAGCCGGTTATCTCGATCGGCAGCGGCGGCAGCGCCGCCTCGATCGCTACCCCGCCCTTCGTCCCAAGCAGCCGCGACTATAGCGACAGCAGCGACAGTTCCGCGACAGGCGGCGGAGGCGGTGTCTCCACCGGCGGCGGCTGGAATGACTGGCGCTCCTGGGGCGGCGGCGATTCCTCGCCCTCGAGCAGCTACGGTGCCCCCAGCAGTTCGGAGGCGGCCGCGCCTGAAGCTGCTGCGGCGGCGCCCCGCGGCATTCCGGGTATCGGTGGCCAGGGCGGCGGCCCGCTGGGCGGGCTGCTCGGGATGTTCGGCAAAGGCGGCGGCTTCAAAGCCTCGCTCGGGAAATTCGACCAGACATTTCTCAACGGCGCCTTTCACCCCGGCAACACGGCTTCGTTCGGCGCGAACCTCTCGCAGCTCGGTCACTCCCAGGCGGCGCTGCTCGGCGGCTCCACGCTCCTGATGGACGGCCTGCACCGCGGCGGCGCGGTTGGACTCGGCGAAGATACCGCTGGCGGCGCGCTGGTCGGCTTCAAATACGGCGGCCCGATCGGCGCCGCGATCGGCGCGGGCGCGGGTGCGCTGCTCGGCGCGCTGCGCATGACCGTCTGGCAGACGCTGCCGGAGCAGGTGAAGAAGCGCGTCAAGGAGCAGTACCACGTCGACATCAACACCGACACCGCGACGCAGATCGCGAATATCGCGAAGCAGCAGTACGGCGGCTCGATCGCGCGCGCGCTCCACGATCCGAGCGTCCTTCAGATGCTTGGGCTGTACGCGGAAACGACGGGGCAGAAATTCGGGCTGGTAGGACCGCAGGCGGCCAACTTCGCTTACTCAGGCGGGCAGCTTACTCAGGCGGGGACGTATCACAACGGCTCGCTGCTCGGCTTCCAGTCTTCCCTTTCCTCGCTCAGCAATTTCGCCGGCACGATCAATTCGCCGACATACGGCAAGTACGGGGAGAACCCGAGCACCATTTCACTCGCCCTCGACGGGGCCAGCTCCGCGGCATTCCTGAAGGGCCAGACCGTCGACGCGATTCAGAGCAACCCGCGCACTGTAGCCGATGCCACGCTCGACGCCTCGAGCGGCAGCTACGGACGCCTCGAACAGTACGCGGCAATGACGAGCCCGACCACGGTGCTTTCGTGATCGGGCTGGCCCACAGACAGCTCAGCGACACGCCTCTAACGTGTCGCTATTCGCCCTATGACGACGTCGGGCCCGGTGGCGGCTGCGTCGTCGTGCTGCCCGGCGAAGCTCCTCCGGTTGAGGCCGTGCCCGCATCCGGCGAGGCCGGACCGGATCCGGACGTCGCTCCCACGCCGCTTCCCGCGGCAGCCGCAGAGGCGCCGCTTCCATCGGTACTCGAGGGAGCAGGAGCAGGCGTGACGGGCTGCGCCGCGGCGGCCTGGAAAGCGGTGATATCCGCCGTCTCGCTGTTCAGGTCGTTGATGGCCTGCTGCACGACGGTCGCGCCGGCCCCCCCGATGGTTCCGCTGTTCAACTCCTGCTGCAGAGTGCTGATCGTCTGCTGTAGCTGCGTGTTCGTCGCGTTGAGCTGGTCGAGCGCGCCGGTAACCCGCTGTTCCATTGCGGCCAGCGCGTTCTTGCTCGCCGCTACCGCGTTACTGAGATCGGTTTCTAACTGTGTCAACTTGTCTCCCGTCCTTTCCATGAGGCTGACCAGAGTGGCCAGCTGGCTTTCGATCACCGGCGCGCTCAACGTGATTTTCAGGTCGATCGCGGCCGGCACCGAGAGGGTAATGGTCATTCGGTCCCCCCGTTCAGAGTGCCACAACGGAGCCGAATCGCGACAGGCGAAATTGTGTCCGTTTCATGTCGCTGAAGGAGGGCTGCTCGATTGCCCGGCAATGTAGCGATCGCGAGCCCGACAACCACCCTGCCCGCGCACCTCGCCCGCGCGTATACCCGCACGCACACGTTCGCGCTCAACAGCTCGGTCTATAAATCGGGCGAGTATCAGACGGCGCTTCTCGTCGAAAACTCGCGCACGACGTGGAAGCTTACGCAGCGGCTCTCAGCCTCCGACGCGGACGCGCTCACGGCTTTTTATCTCGCGCGCGGCGGCGCGGCCCAGCCCTTTCACTTTGTCGAAATAATCAACGGCGTCTCGGGCGGCACCCCGAAGACTGTGCGCTTCGAGGGCGGCTTCACGCAAACGATGAACGGCCCCGGCAGCCGCTCGAATTCCGAATTCACCCTCATTGAGATCGCATGAGCAAGCTCGGCGCAATTACGATTCCCGCCCCTTCAGTGAACGCGACGGCGTTCCCGCTGAAGCCCGACTACCAGTACTCGTTCACCGTCGAGCCGAACGTCACCGTGCACCGCTTCGGCGCCCTCGACGCGAAGATCGAGCAGCGCTTTACCCAGGGCGACGGCACGAAGAAATACGTGTTCCGCAAAGCCGCGATGAGCAGGGCCGAGCGGCAGACGCTTGTGAACTGGTGGGCTGCCGGCGCGGGCGCGCTCTCGCAATTCACGTTCAACCGCCCGAATAACGACGGCACGACGACAGCAGTCACGTGTCGATTTGCTGACCAGAGCTTCTCGCTCGAGGCAGTGGCGGCGGGTATTACCTCGACCGGAATTACGCTCCTCGAGGTGCCCACCGGCGGCGGCCCATCGTACTCGATCACCAGCACCGTCACGCGCGGGCCCATCAGCGGAGGCCTCGCCACCGGACTGCTCGACCAGGTGCAAACCTTAATCCCGCTGCTCACCATCCAGCCGGTCGCCTGGCAAACCTCCATATGGGGGACGCGCACGCCGTACCTCAGCGTGGCCGCGGCGATCGGAGACAGCAGCGTGACCATCGCGGGCGTGGGCACCGCGACAATTCCGGCGGGGTCGCAATTCAGTCTCAATGATGTCGTCTACACGACGTCGGCAGACGCCGCGCCCTCGGGCGGGGCAGTGACCCTGCCGCTCACCAGCACAGTCTCGGCGGTCTCGATCGCCAACCTGCCCATCATTCCGCAGTACCCGGCTATCACGATTTCGGATCGCCTGTGCACCGTGGGCGGCGTCACCTACCAGCCCCGGCTGCTCGACTGGGACGGCATCCAGCAGTCGATCGGCGGCGCCGCCGATCAGGCGAGCTTCGTCCTCGGCAACGCGGACCGCGTCATCTCGAAAATCGCCAACGGCGTCGACCTCAAGAAGGCGGACGTTCAGTTCTCGCTCTACCACGTCAACACCTCGACGCTGATCCAGCTGTGGCGCGGCCACGTGCTCAAGTACAGCGTCAAGCCGGGGCCGGAATTTCCCATTCAGTGCGCGGACGGGATCTACGAGCTCAACCTGCCGTATCCGATCCGGAAGATCTCGCGCACGTGCCTCAAGGCTTTCAACCGCGCGGAGCTGGGCTGCCCATACGCGAGCGCCGGGAGCGGGGGAGACCCCACCTCCTGCGACAAGGGCTTCGACACCGCGAACGGCTGCCTTTCGCACGGCATGGCGCCCTACTTCGGCGGCATCGTAGGAAACCCGCAGAGCGTCCAGATCCTCGACAATTCCACCGGCGTCGCGGGCTTCGGCCGAGACAGGATCAACTCGACCTCGCAAATTGCGGACTCGGTTTACGACCAGGTGGTACCGGAGGTTTTTATCGACTGGGTCGTGAACGCTTCCGACCCGCTCGACGCGACCAAGGGGATTCCGGTCAACGCGAAAATTATCGAGGGCCGCGAAGAGTCCGACTTCTACGTCGCGCTCGGCATCGTCAGCGAGGGGCCCATCTCTTATCCCTCCGTCAGCCAGGACAGCTGCCAGTACTTCCTCGACAATCAGACGCCGCATGGCTGGCCCAAGAGCTCGAACATCATCCGCTACTCGGGGTCGACACCCTGGGGGGTTTACGGCCTGCGCCGCGGCGACGGGCACGACCCGGCGCAGAACAACGATCCGGACGGCGGCAGCGACCAGTTCAGCCTCTCGCAGGGCGGCTCGGGTCCGCAGAGCTTCGGCACCGGCAAGGCTGGCGGCACCGCGTTCTGTGAAATCCGGCGCAGCGACACGCCCGGCGTGCAGCCATCGACCGTCGAATCGCACTCCATGCAGGTACCCGTGCGCTACGGGCTGCCGTGCTGGAGCTGGCAGGACGCCGGCGGCGGAGCTACCAACCGCGTGCAGATCACGCACTGCGACAACCCCGTTTGGATCGCGGTCAACGCGTATCTGAAGGGCAGGGGAATCTACTTCGCCCCCAAGGCCGTGCAGGAGGGCTACTTCGACGTCGCCGCGGCGATGGCAGCGGCCACGCTGTGCGATACCACCGTCTCGAAAATCATCGGGACCGGCACGGCGCCGCAGTTCAAATTCACGGGCGTTCTCCAGGAGGCCAAGGCCCTGCGCCAGTGGCTGCAGGAAATCCTGAACAACTGCCTCGGCGTATTTTCGTTCAGCTTCGGCAAGCTCGTCATCGATCTGCGAATCAACAGCTCCGCCGTCGAGGCCTTCGAGGACGGCAACGTTGTTTTTCAGAGCGTCCAGTTCGACCCGATCTCTTCCACCTTCAACCACCTCACGATTTACTTCGCGGACGAGGAGTTCGGGTACGCGGGCAACTCCGTTTCGATTTACAACGAAGACCACGCCATCATTTCCGCCGGCGCGAGCGGCCGCCCTGAGTATGTTCGCGGCGAGCTGAATCTCGCCGGCGTCACCACGAAGGACCAGGCGGGGCGGCTGGCCAGCGTTCGCCTGTGCGAGGAGATCGGCGGAATCGACACCGCGCAGTTTGCGGCCGCGCGGCAGGTGAGCTTCAAGACCACCGCGCTCGCGCTCAACGTGCGACCCGGAATGGTCTGCTCGCTGACGGTCGATGACTGCCCGGACTATCCCGCGCAGCACACGACGGTCACGGGTGCCACCGCGGCCACGCCCACATACATCGAATTCCGCGTCACCAGCTGGAAGCTCAACAAAGACTTCTCGATCACCATCACCGGCAAAACGACGAACTGGGATACGTACGACGTCACCGTTGGGCCGAAGCCCGCTGACGTTCCCGTCACGCCCGCCCTGACGGCAGCTTCGAATCCGCCGGCGGACTGGGGCCTGAGCGCGCGCAGCGATCAGGACGGTACTTTCTGGCTCGAGAATTTCACGTGCGTTGATTACGCTTCGGCGGTCGTCGCGGCGAGCGCCGATATCTACTACTGCCCCGAGGAAACGCAGACGGAGATGTTCTCTCCGGACGGCGTGGCGGACGCGGTAGTGACCTCGATCGATTACGGCACCTATGGCACGCACCCGGTCGTAAACGAGTGGATCCAGATGGACGCGGAGATCATGCTGGTAACCGCGGTCACCGTCGTCGACGAGTTCCACGGGACTGTGACGGTCGTGCGCGGGCAGTGCGGCACCACCGCCGCGGCGCACCCGCGCATCGCTAACAACTTCATCGCCGTCAGCGCCGACTGGAAGGCCGAGTTCACCGTTCCTTCGGGCCTCGCGATCTATCCCGGCGGCGGGTTCGTGAGCGGCGCTACGGGCGCGGGAGAAGAGGGCGTTGTCGCGGAATATAACCCCGCCACGGGCCTGCTGCGTACCACCCTGCCCCTGACTACCCCAGCGGCGGGCGGGCCTTTTCTCGTCTGTCCGGTCATGCGGCGGATAGTGTGCGACCAGCGCACAATCAATTTCCCGCCGCGGTTCTTCGCCTCGAACGCCAACGCGACCTTCGGCTACCAGGTACCGCTGCCCTTCGCCGGCGTGGCCGCCATCCAGGCGACCCTCGTCAATTCGCGCGGGCTCACCAGCTCCGTCGTCACGCTCCTGCCGGCGAGCGAAACCCTGATGACGTCGACAGCCTCGGATGTATGGCCCTTCGCGATGCGATCGCTCGGCGGCTCGCGGTACAGCTACCCAATGTCCGCCATGCCGGCGGGCGAATTTCTCGCCGCCTGGAACCAGTCCGCCTCGGCCGCGCCGCAGAGTTTCGAGGCCGGCTGGGCGCAGACCCAGCCCGTCGTCGACACCACCACGGGCGACTACAGCGGACCGGTCGCGGCGCCGCAGCCTTCAGCCGACCCGGTCCTGACGGGCCCGGCGAGCGCGGGCTCGATCACTATTACCCACGCGGCCTCCGGATGGGAGCAGGTCGCGCTTCGCATCGGCGGCTACCAGTCCACATGGCGCTGTGACACCAACCTGATCACCAGCTCGAGCACGCTGGCGCAGATCGCCTCATCAATGGCGGCCTGGTGGGCAGCCGATACGATCGGCCAGTTCTACAGCTTCTCGGCCTCGGGCGCGGTCATCAGCATCACGGATTCATCGGGCAAGGGCGGCTCGATGACGGTGATCAACCACAGCACCAACCCGTACGACGGGACCAGCGTCGGGGTACTGAACTTCAGCACGGTGCTGCTCGCGCCTCCGCTCGGCGTGACGATGGGCCGCCGCTATGCCTTTGCATTCACGGGCACGATCTCGGGGACGCCCTTCCGGACGGACCTTTCGCAGTGGACCGGCTCGACCGGGCCCAGCGGCCCTTACGCCGGCGCGCTCCTGCAGGCGCTGCCCACCTCCGCCGACCCTCGGGTAACCGGGCTCGAGATATACGCCTGCGCGGACGGCCATCCGGTCGCGAACGCGGTGTGGAGGCTCATTACCAGCCTGAGCGCGGGAACAGCCGATTACACCGACACCATGACCGAGACGACGCTATCGGCTGCCGGCGCTTACCCGGGTCCCTCGCTGCCCTCGGGCTCGGGCGATATCAGGATCACCCTGACCCGCAACGGCGGCGACTGGGTGCAGATGAGAGTGCCTCCGGGAGGCTCGAAATCGAACGTCATCCCGGGCGCGGCGCTCTTCGCGCTTCCGGGAGGCTCGCTCCTGAGCGCGGATCTCGATAACGAAACCGGCACGAACGCGCCGCTGCTGGTGATCGCGGATTAGAACTATGCGGCCGCACACGATCCTCACACCCTCCGTCAGGTCCACCATCGCGGCCGACGGGACAAAACTGACGCCCGTTTACGAGGTGCCCACCGGCACGATCGGCGGCGGCAATACGCGCTTCAAGCTCACGTACGCGCCCGCCGACAGCTGGCTGGTGCTCATGCTCGACAACGCGCTCGAAAGCCCCGTTTCCGACTTCTCGCTGGTGGGCAACGTGATCACTTACGCGCAGGCGCCGCAGTCCGGAGACATCCACGAGGCCTGGTACTTCCGCGGCGCGGGCGACTCTCCGGTCGGCCCTCTCAGCTCGCCCGTCACCGTCGCTTCGGCGGCCGGAGCAGGGAAGCTGCTGTACGTCCCGGGCGGGAGCTCACTTCCCTCGGGCTGGCAAAATGTGGGCTTTGATGATTCGGCGTGGCCCGCGCCCGTCCTGCAGACAGCATTCAGCGCCGGCGCGGCAACGGCTGGCAGCCAGTGGATCGCCGACACCGCCTCTCCGCGCGGCTCAGGATACACGCGGCCGCTCTACAACCTCCTGCGCCAGCACTTTACTCTGCCGGTCGCCGATTACGCCTCCTGCAGCATTGCGATGCAGGAAGACGATACCGCGCAGGTCTGGCTGAACGGAACGCTCGTGGCCAGCGGCTCGGGCGGCTCGATCGACCCCACACTGCTGGTTCCAGGCGACAACCTGATCGCTGCCGAGATCACGGACACACTGCCCACGTACATCGTTTTCTGCTTCGTTCTCACCGTAAATTGACATGGCCAAACGAGTAAGAGGGAACCTCAGCCCCGAGCTGATTCAGGGAGCGCTCCGCCAGGGCGACAACAACGTCGTTCAGATGTTCGGCGGCGGCTCGACCACGGTGGGCCACGCGGCGGTGTATGCCTCGGACGGCAGCATCATCGACGGCGGCGCCGCGGTAACCAATATCGCGCTGAAGACGAACGGCACCGCGAACGGCAGCCAGACGATCCTGAATCTCAAGAACGGCACCAATATCACCGTCAGCGACGACGGCCTCGGCGGCATCACCATCACCGCCACGGGTGGAGTCACGCTGAAGACCAATGGCACCGCGAACGGCAGCCAGTCGATTTTGAACCTCAAGGCGGGCTCGAATGTCACGCTTGCGGACGATGGCCTCGGCGGAGTCACGATCGCCGCGGCCTCCGGAGTGGCGCTCGAAACGAACGGGACTGCCAACGGCAGCCAGGCGGTCCTGAATTTAAAAGCGGGATCGAATATTACGCTCGCCGATGACGGCCTCGGTGGCATCACCATTACAGGCGCGTCCGCGCTCACGCTCAAAACGAACGGCACCACCAACGGCAGCCAGACGCTGCTCAACCTGAAAGCCGGGACCGGAATTTCCGTTGTCGACGACGGCGCCGGAGGCGTGACGATCACGAACACCGCGACCGCGCTGGCGCTCAAGACGAACGGCACCGCGAACGGCTCGCAGAGCATTCTGAATTTGAAGGCCGGTACCGGGATCACGCTTGCCGATGACGGCCTCGGCGGCATAACCATCACAAGCACAGGCAGCGGGATCACGCTTAAGACCAACAGCGTTGCGAACGGCTCGCAATCGATCCTGAATTTAAAAGCGGGATCGAACGTCACGCTCACAGATGACGGCGTGGGCGGCGTGACGATCGCGAGCACAGGCGGCAGCTCGAGCGGCGGATCCTCCTACTTCACCCGCACAACGCCCTCGCGCGTCGCCGGCACCGTTTACCAGAACACGACGGGCAAGCCGCTGATGGTCTTCGTCGAGTGCAACATGACCAACTCGACTGCGCAGACGCTGACCGCGTGGTGTGATTCGAGCACCACCCCGACAACCGCCGTCGCGCAGCACTGGTATGCGGGGAGCGGCCAATGGGCCGTCAGCGTATTTTTCTTCGTGCCGGTCAATTATTACTACAAGGTCAACGGCACGAGCGGCGTCAATGTGTCCACATGCGTCGAGGTTCAAATGAATCTCACGCTGACCCCCTCCTCAAACCTTGCCGGGTCGACGCGCGCGCTTTCGACGGTGTACCAGAACACCACCGGCAACACGATTTTCGTCGTGGCGCAGATGACGGGCACGAGCGGCAATTTAAACGGCTACTGCGACACCACCACGACACCCTCCACGGTTGTCTGGCAGATGCAGAATATCAACGGCGGAACGGGGCCGAACACGGTCATTATTCCGGTTCCGAACGGCTCGTACTACAAGGTGGTTTCAACCGGCACGCTCTCCTCGTGGGTCGAGTACCAGATCAATGTGCCGGCCGTGCAATCCACCCCCTCGCGCGCGGGCTACGTCACCAACGGACTGGTTCGCTGCTACCAGAATCCGGGCACATCAACCAAGGCGATTTTTGCCGTGGCCGCCAATTTCCGCGCCGCCACCGGCACGGTGACCGCGCTCGCAGACGCCACCGGAATTGCCCCGTTTCAGGGCCACACGGGCTACTCACAGTCGTCGATCGGCTGGACGACCTGCATGCTTCTTGCCCTGCCGGGCGATTACTACACGGTGTACGGCGACGGCAGCACCGGCTTCTCGGGGATGTTCTGGAACGAATTCAGCCTGGGGTAGTTCCGCCCGAACGGCGACCTCTCAGGCGAGGGGGAAATACAAGGGAGAAAATCTATGGCTCGTCTTCAGCAGCCCCCAGCAGTTCCCGGTATCCACATTGCAGGCCCTCTGGCGACGTGCCTGCTCGGCATGGTCGCCACGCTCATAACTACGGGCATCATTGCCACCGTCAGCCTCTACGGCAACGAGCGCAGCCTGACGCAGTCGGTCGCGCAGCTGCAGGCGGCCCAGCAGGCCACGCAAACCACGCTCACGCGGCATCTCGACAACGCGGTCGATAAGAACGATTACCTCCGCGACAAGGCCCACACCGACGCCATGATCGAGCAGATGGCCACCAAGGAGGATCTCCGCCTTTTGCGCGAAATGATCCTTCAGGTGATGGGCTCGCGCGGCGACAAGTACCGCAAGCCCTGAATATAGCCAGCTATATAGCTATATAGCCAGCTACATTCTCAGCCGACCTCAGGGCATGAAGCGAATTCTCGCCCTCGCGGCGCTTTTTATACTGCCGGCACTCGCGCCCGCAGCTGACCTTCCCCACTGGTTTCTCAGAGGCGCTGAGGCCGCCAATTGCATCGCGCAGGGCCTCGACGCGGGCACCACGGTTTACGGCATCGACAACATTCCCGGCACCGTCGAAAAGACAAAATTTTACGTCTCGAACGGCCACCTGAACCGCGGGCTGTTTTTCTCGGTGAAGGGCGCGATTTGCGCGGCCCCGATCGTCACGCACTGGCTGATTCACCGGTCGAAGCCGGGGAGCAACGGAGAGCTGTTTCTGGTCGGGCCGGCAGCGGCGAGCGCCGTCGTAACGGGAATCGTGGCGGGCCAGAACTGGCGCTATATTCGCGCCTGGCGGCCCACGGCTAACTGAGAGGGCAGGGAAGCCCCCGCGTAGAAGTTGCTGAGCGCGACCGCGCCCGTCGCGCCGATCTTCCGCCCCAGCGTCTTCCGATACCCGCGCACGGTTGTCTCCTCGATTCCCATGCGCGTGGCGGTCTCCTTCACGCTCTTGCCCGCCGCTGTGAGGCGAAGAACGTCCAGCTCGCGCGGCGCAAAGTCGAGGCCTCCGAAGTTGCGCGGGTGCAGCAGCTGGTGCGCCACGGTTTCCGCGATCGACGGCGGAAAGTAGGTCCGCCCGGCTGCCGCGGCGGCGATCGCGCGGCGCAGCTCCTCGGGCGGCTCGCTCTTCGGCACGAAGCTCCGGACGCCGGCCTCGAGCATGGCGGCGATCGAGCGCGGATCATTGTGCATCGTGAGCGCGACCACAGCGACGCCTGGCAGGGCCGCCAGCGCTGCGGCGGCCTCTGTTCCGGTCACCCTGCCGGGCATTGACATGTCCATCAGAACGACGCGCGGGGCAAGCCGGGTGCCGATCTCGACGGCCTCCTCGCCGTTCGATGCCTCTCCGATTACGATGCACAGGTCGTCTTCCTCCGCGACCGAACGTGCGCAAAATCGCAGCAGCGCGTGGTCGTCTGCGATTACAAGACTCAGTGGTGAAGTGTGCGGGTTCATACCATCCTCCGGTTCTCAGGATAGCCAATCCCGACAGTCGCGACACTTTGGCGACTGTGTCTAAATAACCTGTCTTCAAGCCCCGCGCCGGGTCGCCGACCAAGCGGTATGAGTACGACTCCCGTTTCGGCGCCCGCGGCTGCGCCTTCGATCATTCCAGCGATCGCCGCCATCGACGCGCAGACCATCCAGTACGCCCCCGCCGTCATCTCCGGCGTGCAGGCCGCCGAGGCCCTCGGCACCGGCTCTACCGGGCTGCAGAAAGCCGAGGCCGTTATCGCGGCCGCCAGCGGCGCCCTCGCCAGTTCCCCCAACCCCAACGTCGCCGGCATCGCCATGCTGGTTAACCTCACCGTCACAATCGCCAACGCCCTCGGCGCGTTCTCGCACAAGGCGAAACCAGCGCCCGCACAGCCGGCGCAGCCCGCACAGCCCGCGCAGATCCCGGCGGCGGCGTAGAGCCCGTGAAAACGTCAGCAAAAGGCCTCGCACTGATCGAGGCCTTCGAGGCGTTGCGCCTGCGCGCCTACCAGGACGGCAACGGCGTCTGGACGATTGGGTACGGACACACCGGACCCGAGGTCCGCTTCGGCACCTTCGAAACGAAGGAGAAAGCCGAGGCCGACCTGTGCGCCGATGTGGGCGAAGCGGAGGCGGCTGTACGGCAGCTGGTCCGCGTTCCGCTCACGCAGGGCCAGTGGGACGCGCTCGTCAGCTTCGCCTACAACGAGGGGCGGGGAAGACTCGCAACCTCGACGGTCCTCAAGCTTCTGAACGCGGGCTGCTACCAGCTCGCCGCCAGTCACTTCCGCGACTGGGAGGTGGTCTCGGGCAAGCACTCCGACGGGCTCGCCCGCCGGCGCGAAGCCGAAATCGCCCTTTTCCTGGAGGCGGCCTGATGGTTGCGCTCGCCTTCCATGACGGCTCGAAGGACAAGAACCCTTCCGCGAACGGCCGCCTTTTTGACCTCGCGATTCGGCTGCGTTGCGGCAGCGATTTCGTGCACGTGGAGATGGCCTTCGACTACGAGGCCTCGCCCAAAAGCGCGCTCTGCTTTTCCTCGGTCCCCAAACAGGGCGTGCGTTTTACGCGCATCGATCTGACGGATCCCTGCTGGCGCGTGGTTGAGCTGCCTGGCGTCGACGCGGCGCCCGCGAAAGCGGCCGCGAGCACGTTTCTCGGGCAGAGCTACGACTGGGCGGGAATCATCGGCTTCGCGACACCGTGGGGCCTCCACGACGACGACGATAAGTTCTGCTCGGAGGCGTGCCTGCGCGTCCTGCAGGACCTCGGGTTTTACCCCGGCCCGAAGCCGTGGCGCACGTCACCCGCACAGCTGTTTGCGCTGGTCACCGCGCGTTAGGGGACACTGCTGCTGTCCGGGCTCCAGACCCTGTGCAGGATGGCCGCCAGCCAATCAGCGATCGGCGGCCAGTTGAAGATCACCAGCGCGAAGAAGACGACCGTTACCGCGGTAATCACGTTGCGCTTGTCATCCTGCGTCATCCCACCCCCATTGGCAACCGGCGCTCGATGAAGACACGGCGGCCCTCGTCCTCACGAAGGCCGCCGTCCGGTTCTACGCGGAATGCCGCGACAAGCTCCCAATCCACCCCGCGCCCAAGCAGGAATCGCGCGAACGCGCCGGTCCGGAGAAGCTCCTCCGAAGGCACACACATCGTGATCACCTGGTGGTACTTGTCCGGTTGCGCGGCCTCCTCAAGAGATTTGAAGATCCCCTCGAAAATCGCCTCGCGCTTCGGTATCCGCCCGGTCGGGCAGTTCAACATCACGCGGTCGCCGGACTTCAGGTCCTGCACATTGAGCGGCATCAAATCCTCCCTGTGATCACATCGATCAGCTCGTCGATCATTTGCCAGGTATTGGGCGGGGCCTCCGGCGCGAGATCGCGGAGCGGCCGCGCCAGCGCGAGGCGAGCGCGGCGATCGCACAGCCGCAGATACTCGCGCTCGATTTTGCGCGCCCGCATAATTCCCTCGTAGAGAAGCTGGCACTGCCAGCGGATGAATTTTTTTTCCCTGATGGGGAAGGCGGCCGAGTTGAAGTGGCTCGTGTCGAAGCCGTACACCATGGCGGTTTCGTCCTTCAGCGCGTAGGTTATTCCGCCGTGCACCGGGACGTACTTGAGAAGGGAGTCTTCTCCGCCGATGCGGCGAGTCAGCAGCGGTGCGCGCCGCTTGGGAAAAGCGACGTACCCCTGCAGCCCGGCCTCCTGCTCGTACGTCTCGAGCAGCTCCCGCATTTCGTCGGGCATGCCGCCGAGTTTGCGCGAATACTCGCGCAGCTCCTCGGCGGCATCCGCAGCCGAGTTCGGCGTAATCCAGTACTCGACGTCCGCCGCCATCTCGCCGGTCTCGACGGCCACGCTGCGGATATACGCGTTCCGCCTTTGGCCTTTGCGCGGCCGCAGCTCTCTGGCGAGCGACTCGCTCGCGTCGCGCAGCTCGCGCATCAGCCGCTCCTCTTCCTCCATCACAGGCACCTCGAGCAGAGCCGCGCGGTGGCCCAAATACAGCCGCCCGAACACGCGCGCGATTCCGAACACCCGCACACAAAGCAGACCTGCTCCTGCCCCGCGAGAATCCGCAGCTGCCGCGCGTATTCGTTCCGCGCGCGCTCCTCCATGCAGGCCTCGGCTTCGGGGTCGCCCTCCACCAGGAGCGAGCCGAGGGACTCGTCGAGGCCGGCGATTTCCTCGTCGCAGAGATGGTCGACCGTCAGGCGCTCGAGCGCGGCGACGCCCGCGCTCCAGATCACGAGTTTGACCTCGCGCGTGACCTCGCGGCCGCGCACGTATAAATCCTCGTCGTAATCAAATCCATCACCCCCCGAGCGAATGTGGACGCTCGGGAGGTGGATGTGATCAACGCGCTGTTTTTGCCTCGCCGCGCGGCCGCGGGGCATCAGGCAGCCACCGAGGCGGAGGATTGGACCCGGTACACGCGCTGGCCGCTGGCGTTGCGGGAGGACGCGATTTGCATCCCCATTTTTTTGTGCATCGTGCCGCTGAGGAAGCCGCGGATGCTGTGCTTCTGCCAGCCCGTGGCAGCGACGAGCTCGTCGAGCGTAACCTCGGCACCGCCGGCGAACATGGCGAGCACCGCGTCCTTTTTGCTCGCGCCACCGGCCCTGATGACCTCGGTCGAATCGTTGATCGTGATGCCCTTCCGGTTTCCCAGCTCGGGCTCCGGATCCGGTTTGCTGGTATCGATCTGGCGCAGCAGGCTGTCGGCGAGCGCCGCGAAAGTGCGGCGGAGGGCGGCCTTCCGATCCATAAATCGCTTCACCGGGGTAACGCCCGTGATCGAGTTATGAATTTCGACCAGCCGCGCGTTGCCCTCGCCGGCGATATTGCCGAGCTCAGCCTCGGAGGTGAAGGGCTGGGCGCCGCTGGCGCGCGCGGCGGTAAGGGTCTCGTAGATCGCGACGCCATTGTCTTCGTCGAGGCCAAAGACCGCGTTGCGGTACTTCTTTCCCGAGCGCATTTCAGCGAGGCGTTCGCTGAGCGGCTTTGTGGCGGTGGCGGCGGCCGAGGTCTCGGCGGCCTGTTTCTTCGTGGTGGTGCGTGCGGTGCGTGCGGCTTTTTTAGCCATCGGTTTGTCTCCCTTTTTCGCTAGTGCTGCCTGCGGACTCAGCCCGTCCGCGGGGAACTCACGCGCGGCGTTCCCCAACGCCGCGCGCTTCCGACTATTTTCCCTGTGTTACGCCGCCACCGGCGGCTGGCCGCCTTCGAGCTTTGTCACCCGGTCCCGTAAAGAGTCCACATCGCTCTCGATTGCCGCGATCCGGTCGCGGCTGATACGTATTGTCCGCTCGACGTTCGGTGCCCACTTGTGGAATTCGGTCAGCAGGTTCGTTTCGACACGTTCGAGCTGGGCGCTGATCTCGGTGCTGATCCAGGTCTTGTCGTCTTCGGTTAAGGCCATCGGTGTTTTTTGGCTCCTCTAGAATTTTCGCCCCCGGCCAGGCGTTTTATTCCGTCCGGGTAATCACATCTTTGCATAACACCTGCTGTTATGCAAGCGACCCTTGAATATAATCAGGGCTTTTTTCTGGCCTGCGCTCCGGCCCGATATCCGGCTTCGTAAGCCGCGTCCAGCGCGGCGCGAATCGTCCCGCGATTGCGGGTAACGCTATTGTTCTGAATTACCGCCTCGTGCTGCCAGGTGTCCTCAACCCGCATCGACAGGACCGTGCGCGCGATGCGGACAATCTCGGCCCATTTATCCGGGGTCACGCTGGTTCTCCATTCTGCTGGCTAAGCCAGGCCCACGCGAGGCAGCGCTCGAAATCGCCCATCCAGTGGTACGCCTCGGGATCCGCGACAACGCCCTGCGGATCGAGCCACGCTGCGCACCACGGCTCCTGCGGTCGGGCGCCCTCAGCACCCCCGAGGCGCTGCCAGAGCGGCTGCGCGCAGCGCGGTTTATCCGCCACGCCCAGGCGGACCAATCGAACGCCCGCCGGCGTGTACACCTCGGCCTCGATGCAATGCGCCGCGCGGTACGTCAGGACGCAGCGGTACCCGCCTGGCAGATCAAAGGCGTCACCCGCAGCGAGCCACTGCCGAACCGTTTCCAGTACGTCCGGCGTAACCTCCGAGAGGAAGCTGCGCCGGGTGTGCTGCGTCTGGATGGTCTCGTGCCAGATGTAGCGTTCCGAAGTGGGTGCCAATTTAAGCCTCGTCGTCAAAGTAGCCAGCCGGGATTTCATCGAAGGCGCGCAGCGCTTCTTCCTCGATCGAGTCGTCCAAACCTGCACCTACAGCGTCCGCGATGGCGGCGTCGATGTCGCCCTCGTAACCGGCATCCGAGCAGAAATCGCAGTTGCAGGCGTACCCGTCAGTGCCCCACACGCCGACGCTCGGGATGGGTGCAAAGCCATCCGCGCGATCGTCGATAATGTCGTCGGATTTGCTGATCGAATCAAACCAGGTCACCGTGCCGTCGCGGCGGACGTGGAGGCGGTGGAAATTCCGGCGGTGGCTGAAAGCGGCCGCCTCCCGCATGCTGTCGATTACATTCTGTCGCGCCGTCTCTCTCAGTGTGGTTTTGGACGCCTCGCGGAACCAGTTGTCGAGCCCGCTCTTCACGCGCTCGGAAATTTCGGCTGGCGTGGAGTCGGCGAGGTCGACCGCCAGACCGCGCAGCGATCCGGAGTTGGGCAGGCCGAGCGCTTTATTGATCGCCGCGTCGGTGTCTTCGCTGGTCTCGATTGAACACTCAGGATGGGCTTCGAACCATTCGGCCTTCGCGGCTTCGATGATGTCGATCACCTCGCTGTCGTCTTCGTACCGCGCCGGCGACACTTGGTTGGCCAGCGCCGTCTCGCTTACCGCCTCGAGCATTGCCATGATCTCGTCGCGCATCCGAAGGGAGTGAAAATCACCTTCGTCGTCGGTGATATCCGCGTAAAGCTCGCGCCCGCACCATTCGTCGATCGAGCCGCCGAACACGTTTACCGATTCAAATCCCATCCGGTGGCCCGCAGCCTGTGAGGACCCGCGCTGCCAGTCAGGTACGCCGGCGGTTACCCAGATCGTGTCTTCTTTGCCGTCGTCGCGGCGGAGGCGGAAGACCATCGTCGTCTGCCACTCGTCGCAATATTCCTTCTGTACTTCCGGGGTGCCGATTACTTCGTAGGTGTGTGCCATCGTTTTCTCCTCTGCCCCCGTGAGCCGGGGCGCGCTGCTGTCGATTCAGGTTCGCTTAATTCGCCTGCGCATGCAAGCGAAAATAAGCGGTTTCGGCGGGTGGGCGACACAATCCCGAATTTTTCCCGGCATGTCGTTTTTGTGTCGCTTCTCCCGCAAAATTATGCCAATCTGGAATTTCCCGAGAGGCCCCCGGTATTTTTTCGGGGGACGCGCCGACAGTGAAAATCAGCCAGGAACACCTCGCCAGCTGGCCCTCCAAAGAGGCCGTTGCGGAGCGGCTCGGCTGCTCGACAAAGACCGTCGAGCGGTACGCAGACCGAGGCCGCCTCAGAAAGCAGAACCGCAACATAGCGGGCCGCAAGCCCATTCCGGTTTTCAATCCGGAAGACGTCGAGGCGCTCGAGAAGGAGCAGGAGGAAGCCGCGCGGATCCGCGATGCGGAACTGCTGCCCGCGACCGGCTCCGAGACGCGTTCCGCAGGGCTCGCTCTCGCGGTCGACCGAGGCGGCCGCATGCTTCCCTCCGAGGCCTTCCAGCAGCTCGCCACGATGGGCGAAAACATGGTCACCACCGCCGAGGCGCTCGGCAACGTTGTCGAGGAACTGACGACGGCGGTGCGCCTGCAGGCGGAAATGAGAAAGCACCCCACCGTGCCCACGGAGGCCAAGATGGTGCTCACACTGAGAGAGGCGGAGGCGCTCGGCTTCGTCCGCCGCTACCTGCGCGAGCTGGTCAGGGCAGGGAAGCTGCATAATTTTGGAACCGAGGCGCGGCCGCGTGTGGCGCGCGCACAGCTTGAATCGTTGTGGAGAGGCGACGATGCCAATACCTAAGACACTGAGGAAGTTCTACGGCGCGACGTGGCGCAAGGAAACGCGTCCGAGGATCCTCGCGCGCGCAAAATTCGCCTGCGAGATGTGCCTCAAGCCGCACAACACCGACGTGATCGTGCGCTCGCGGGATGGCATGCAGTACTGGGTCAAGGTGGGCGGCAGGGTATGGCGCAACTGCCACGGCGAGATTCAGGTGAGGCCGCCGGTCGGTGGATCCGAGCCGCGCCTGATCCGCAATATTCTCACTGTCGCCCACCTGAATCACGTCTCGGGAGACGACCGCGACGACAACCTCAAGGCGCTCTGCTGCTGGTGCCATTTAAATTTCGATCGCGTGCACCACAAGGAAACGCGCGCCACGCGCAAGGACCTCGGGCGCCCGCTGCTCGCGGTTGCCGCCGGCGCGATCCGGGTGGCGTCATGAACTGCCCGTTCTACGGTTACACGATGATCGCTCCCTCCGTCGAGACGCAGGTCCGGCTCAACATTCAACTGCGTCCGATGTTCATGTCGACGCGAGGCAACCAGTGCGCGCTTATGACGAACGCCCACTCGCCTTGCCGGATGGAGATCGAGGGCCACTCACCTGAGTGGTACACGTGCCCGCGGAATCCCGCCGTGCAGGAGGCCAGGCAGAATGCCCCTGTTTAAGTGCTCGAACTGCGGCTGCTGCGAAAACACGGCTTTGAGCAATTACTGGATCGACACCATGAGCAGGGAACGAAAGCCGGCGCTTTGCTCGGAGTGCGACCCGCGCATCGGAAAATGGCACGGCAAGTTTGAGAAGCAGCCGTTCACGGACGATCTCCTGCCACACACACCCGAGCAGATCTTCGGAAAGGAGGCGCGCTGAATCGTGAGCAAGCGCTCCAACGGCGTTTTCATGGGCTCGACCGAGGTGCCCACCGTCAGAACCATCAGCGATATTTCAGCGGCGCTGGTACGCGTCCGCGCAACTCACATCTCGACCGAGTACGAGCACGCCGGCGGCGGGGCGCAAATGGGCCGCGCGAAGGCTCTCTCTTTTTCGCTCGACGTGAACGGCGTGCCAGTGTGGTTTCGGTTGCCCTGCCGGGCCGAGCGGCTCTTCGGCAAATTCAGCAAGGAGCAGGCCGACCGTGTCGCGTGGCGGCAAATCCTCCGCTGGGTAGAGGCGCAGGTGGCGCTCATCGATTCGGGCATGGTCGCGCCACCGGAAATCTTCATGCCCTATTCGATTGAGGGACTGGGCGGCGTCCGCACGCTGTACGAGGTGTGGAAGGAACAGATTAAGGCGCTCCCGGCGCCGGAGAAGGGGCAGGCCGCCGGATGAAACGGCTCCTCCGGCGGCGCAAAAAGAAGCAGCCGCGCGATCCTGAAACCCCGGCCGAGTGGCAGGAGGCCGTCGACGCCGCCGAGTTCTTTCTGCGTCTCGATAGCGGGCGGCAGTACGGGGTGCTCACGGGCGGCCCAAAAGTGAACTGCGATCGCGCGGTCAGAATTCTGGAGCGGGGAAAGGCCCGCGGCTATTTTCCGGCGCCCACCGACCAGCTGACGCAAAAGTTTCTGAAGTTTCTGGAGGTGGCGTGAATACGTATAGGAATACGTATAGGAGTACGTACCGGGATACGTACCGGGCACTCTGGCGGGCGATCCCGCGGCGGCGGCGCCTTCCGCTTATCGGTGTCGGCCTGATGTGGTTTACGATTTGCGGCGTCAACACGCTCTCGATGATCCGGGGGCTCGTGGTGCATCTGCGGGCGGCATCGGAGGACCGCGCCAATCTATGGTTCGCGATCGGCTGCCTGCTGGTGCTCTGCCCATCGGTGCGTTTCGCGTGGACGCTGCAGCGCCACATTCACCGCAAGCTCGACCGCTGGGAACGGAGGCGGGCGAATTGAGCGAGCCGCAGATTCCGCTCGAAACGCGCCGGGCGATCGAGCGCCTGCTTAACGTCGCGATGAATCCCACCGGGCAGAGTTCGATCGTGACGAATTTCCTTCTCGCGTGGTGGAACGCCGACGAGTGCGGCGGGTTCGACCTGACGGAGATATGGGCGGTCGACCAGGACATCGCTGCCGACATGGTTGCCGTCTTCGCAACGATCGCGCGCAGTCACCATTACCCTGACACGCTGGGATACGGGGCGCGGTTCGATCAGCTGGTCCGGAGTGCGTACCGGGGAGACGTGAAAAACCCGATGCTGAGGCCGCCGAGGGGCTGATGGCGCGCGCGGCTAAGAAGTCACCGATCGTAGAAATGAAGCCGCGGGCGCGGCCCGTGCACATTCAGCGGGCGCCGTTCTCGAAGGATCCGCGCGAGAACCGTACGCTGTGCGGCCGGAGCGATCGCGCTGTGGTGCTCGCCGAAAGGGTGAGGCAGGCGACCTGCCAGCGCTGCCTCGCGGAGCTGCAGAAGGTCTCGGCCGAACAGTCGCAGCGGATCGGAGTAGTCAGAAACAAGATTGAGGCGCGCGCCAAAGCAGCGTATGAGGTCTGGGCGCGCGGCCTGAATTGCCAGGTGGCGTGGGAGCACCTTTACCAGGAGGCACGCAATACCTGGTACGACGTCGTCGATTATCTGCAGGCCGTATTCGAGGACGAGGCGCAGGAGGCGCGCGAAAGACCGGATTGAATTTATTCAATCGGCGCACGGTGGGGACCGGCGGCCGGTTGGCGAGAGAGGGAGACAAACGAAGATGCCGCTTGCCTTAAAGGCTTCATGGGAGGTCACCGCCGGAGTGTTACCTGGCGTGGCCGATACCAAGCTCACAAAAAGGTACGAATACACCTCCGCCGATTACGAGGCGGACACCGCCCCGCACAGCGGCGAGCTGTCGTTTCACTCGAAATTTGCAAGGGTCCGCGCCGAGGCCCTGGATTACTACATCCAGGTGTCGATGCCCAATCTGAACAACTGGGCGAACGTGCGTTTCACGTGGTACTGACGCTATGTGCCTCGCCATAGCTGATCCGGGCGGAACAATCATCGCCTGCGGCCGCGGGTTTCGGCGGCGGCGCTGCGCGCACTGCGGAGGTGACGCGGCGGCGCTCTGTGACTGGCCACTGATGAAGCCGGTCCCGATTCTGAAGAAGCTCCTCGAGGCGGATTTCCGGGAGGGCATTCTCGGGGCCGGCGAGGTCCTCGTCAACAAAGAGGGCTGGCGCGGCGAGATACGCGCGATCAGCGGCCTCGCTCATTACCTTGGCAGCCGCGCGCCTTTCTTCGAGGTCGCGCTGCGCGTCCTGACCACGACCAGCCGCCGCTACAAGCCGCCCTTCAATTCGCGCTTCGACCTGACGCTCACGTCGACCGCGTTTTACCGCGTCGAGCGAAAGCGCACCTGTGACAAGCCGTGCTGCTACCGCTGCCGGCGGCACGTTTCCACCAACGTCGATTACTGCCGCGACCACTGGGACGAGATGGCGCGCGGCGAATTTCAGATTCAGGAGAGTCTTGCCCTATGACGGCTATGCAGGAATATGCAATAACGCACCCGCTCGCGCGGGCCGAGGGGGACGCGCAGGTGTTCCGCGAGCTGCGCATGCCCTGGTCTGTGATGCTGACGGTCAATAAGTGACTGACCGTCAACTCCGGGCGGCCCGTGTGGCACGCCTCGATTGCATTTCTGAAGGCCTCCGGGCCAGTCCCGATCGCCCGCTGGGGCGAGGGGACGCTGCGGGACGCGCGCCGGCGTTTGTCGATCGCGCTCGAGGGGGTCGGTACCGGGGTGACGGTAGTGCAGGAAAAGGGAAAGGCCCTGCACGCGCGCCGCTCACTCGCGGATGAAGAGATCGCGCGGCTTTCGCCTGCCTGGCTTCAGATCCCCGCGCGCGACGAGTTTTCCGAGGAGGGAATAGTGGAGATGTCGTTATGAGAGTCGCCTTGTTCGAACGGGTCGCCCAGCCCACGCTCGAGGAGCTGCGCGCGGCGGCGCCGATGGAAATTCCCGCCAAGTTCCTGCGCTGCTACCGCTGCGGGTCCGAGGCCGCGCAGATGGACTGCGTGAATATCCGCGAGGCCCCGAAGCACCCCGATGACATCAAGGCGCTCACGGAAGGCATGAGGCTGGCCGAGCGGTACGAATTTCTGCGCTGGCTGCGCGAGCGCCACGGCCACACGATCGAGATGCCGGTTTGCGCGGCGCACGCGGGCGGGGAAGATATCCGCCAGGAGATCGAGGCGGCGGACGCGTGGAAGAAGGGCATGCGGAGGCTCGGGCCGGGCGCATACGTCGACGGCACGGAGCTGCATCTCGACACGGTGGAGATGTGCGAGGCGCTGGGTGTGCCGGCGACGGACCACAACCAGCAGATTGCGGCCGAGGGGGCGCGCGCGGCCTTTCTCGAGATGCAGTCCATGGGAAAAAAAGAGATGGTGCCGCGGGGCCAGAGCCTGGGGCCGATCCTCGAGGGCAGCGATGTCCTGAGGCCGAACGTCGCCCCCGAGCTTTTCCCGCTTAAGCTCGAGGCCATCGATCCGCTGACGGGGAATGCGGTCTGGAGCGCAACGGTCGACAAGCCGCCCTTCGTGCTGACAATCCCGCCGTTCGCCAGGCAGCTCGGCCGCAAGGTCGGTATGCGCGTGACATTTGCGGACGGCTCGAGCGAGTTCACGCCCGCACCTGGAGGCAACCAGTGAGTGACGACCCGAAATTTGAGCCGCGGTCGCGCAGCAAGGACCCGCTCGTGATCAGCACCAGCTCCATCGTTTCGCACCGGACGGGGCGGGGCGTGGTCGTGATCGGGTGGGGTCAAATGGTCGGCCAGTTCGACCCGGAGGACGCCCGGCGCTTTGCCCATACTCTGCTGCGGGAGGCCGACAACGCGGAAACGGACGCCTTCCTGTACTCCCACTTCAAGTGCGGGCTCGGCCTGACCAATAAGCAGCTCGCGGTCCTGCTGACCGAGTTTCGGGTGCAGCGCGCGAAGCTCGAGCAGCTGGCCGGGCTGCGCTCGAAGGAGCGCGGAGACGAGATCCCGGAGGACGATCGCAGGTGAGCGGCGAGGCGGACAGGGACCTGACGATACCCGACGATGACGGGGTCTTTGGGGACGCCTAGTGATGGAAGAACG